AAGATTAGCCCCATTAACAAAAGGAATTAGTAAACAACTACTTCCTGTTTACAAATATCCAATGATTTATTTTCCTATTAACACACTGTTAAGCATGGGAATAAAAGACATTTTAATTATAACAACAGAAGATCAGCAAAATCTTTTTAAAGAAACCTTAAAAGATTTAAAATGTGCAAATTTTTCATTTGCAATACAAGATCAACCAAAAGGTTTGGCAGAAGCATTTATTATTGCAGAAGAGTGGTTAAATGGTAGTGATGTTACTCTTGTTTTAGGAGATAATATAATTTTAAACAACTCTTCTATAATCTCTGAACCAAACACTATATTCTCTTATACTGTTAAAAATCCAAGCAGCTATGGAGTTGTTGTTCGTGATGAAAATAACAAAGTGTTAACTCTTATAGAAAAGCCTCAACATTTTGTAAGCAAAGAAGCTGTTATTGGTTTATATGTTTTAAAAAACAGTGCATGTCAATATGCAAAAACTTTAAAACCTTCTAAAAGAGGAGAGTTAGAAATTGTTGATTTGTTATTAGCAATGAATGCTGTTGAGCAAAATATAAACGTTCATAAAATTGATGGTTTTTGGTTTGATGGTGGCACACACGACGATTTATTAGATTGTGGAAATTTGATTAAAGCCCTTGAGTGCAGAACAAACAAGAGCTATGATTTAACTTGATCATTCGCATTATGTGGTGTATATTGAGTTATGGACGAAATTACACTAAACGAAGACCAAAAAGAAATCTTAGAAAAGCTTAAAGAATTCCTAACATCAACCGATCAGCATATGATGCTTATGGAAGGTGCCGCAGGAACAGGTAAAACTACAACTATCTCAAAATTTATTGAGTGGGTGTTTGATCAAGGTAATATTTCTAATATTGCAATGGCATCTCCAACTCATAAAGCTCTTAAAGTAATGATGGAAATGTGTCCATCATCTGTTAAAGGGCAAATCATTTTTTCTACACTACACTCTTTACTTGGTCTTAAGCATGAGATTACAAAAGATGGTAAAGAAATTTTTGTTCGTGATAAAAATGTAATGACTAAATTTCCGTTTTTTGAGCTTGTTATTGTTGACGAAAGTTCAATGATTGCTAATCAGCTTTTTAATGAAATGGAAGAACAAAACTATCGTAAGCTTAAAGTTCTTTTTGTAGGCGATAGCAATCAGATTAACCCTGTTAATCACTCTATGAGTATTCCAATGATTGAAGAAAAGCGAAAAGAATTTAACATTGGACACTGCCGACTAAACAAGATTGTTCGTCAAGCAGAAGATAATCCGATTATTAAATACTCTCAAAGAATTATTAAAGATGAGTTTGAATTTTCTCCTGGCAGTAAAGAAATGGTTGGAGATTCTGGAGTTGTAATGCTTTCTGAAAGTCAAAATAAAGTATTACAGCAACTACTACAATATTATTTCGGTTCTTCAAAGTTTGACGACGATGCAAACTATTGTAAAGTTATTGCATGGCGAAATGTTACTGTTGATTTTTATAACAAGCTTGTAAGAAATTTTAAGTATGGCACAAAAGCTGGTAAAATTGTTCTTGATGAAAAGCTTATTGTTGATCGACCAATTAAAAACGATGACGATAAAGTTTCATTTTCAACAAACGAAGATCTTGTTGTAAAGAATATTGAGGTTAAAGAGAAAAAGCTTTATGATAATGATAGTTGGTTCTATTATGACTGCCTTGTTCAAGGAATGGACAAGTGTGACAACATTCATATTCTTCATGAAAAAGAAGAAAAGCGATATAATCAAACTCTTAGAAGTCTCGCGAAAGATGCTGTTGATGAAAAAGAACTTTCTAGCAGACTTAAAAAATGGCGCAAGTATTATTCCTTTATGGAAAACTTTGCTCAAGTAAAGTATAACTATGCAATTACTGCACACTGCTCACAAGGCAGCACTTATGAAAACTGTTTTGTTTTACAAAGTGATATTTCTTTAAATCGAAATTCTGATGAATCTCGTAGAATTTTATACACTTCTTTTACAAGACCACGAAAAATGCTTTATATTTTATAAAAAACCTTGACTGTTGAGTAGATCCCATATAGATACTTTTATATGAAAACGAAAAAGTACTATATGGGATTCTTCCGTTATGATGATGCAAAGATATGGCATAAAACAAATCTTAATCTTGATAAAAAAGAACTAGAAGACTATTTGAACAATTTACAATATATTGATAAAAATAGCATTAATGTTAGAGAAATTGAATTGCCAGAATAATATGAAATTTGATAAAAATTATTGGTTAGAACAACTTAAAAAAGAGGTCGGTCTTGAAACCGTACCTTATGAAGAACTACATTTACATTCTGTTGATTTTTCTTCTCCTTTTGGAAATAGCGTTAATAAAGTTAATGCAAAGGATTATGTAGATGAACAACTTTCGTTTATTAGTTCACAATACGATGAATTTACAGCATTAAGCTCGAATGTTCATGATGCAGGAACTAATCGTTTAATGTATGATGAGACTGATATTTTCTCTCGCTTAGATAGTATTGCAGATAGTGTGCCCGATATAGCTCCTGAGTTTCCTGTTCTTAATGGAGCAGCTATTCCTGATTTGCTTATTGCTCCTGTTGTTCAGAATATTGAAAGATCTGCAATCAAATATTATGAAGTTCTAATGAATGGTAAAACTTTTATTGTTGCATTTAATTTGAACGGTGCAGACATTCGCATTCCTGATCAAATAAATCATCTTAAAAATACTTCTTATTTTGTAGAAGAAAGAAATCCATATACTTTTGTTGGTAGTGAGGAAATTATTACATATTATCAATTTTCTAATTTAATCGAAACAATTCTTCGAACAAGTAATAAAAATGTTTCGGATAAAATATCTAATAATATTGAAACAACTTTTGACGGAATAAAGCTTGATAACTTCTCATGATAAACTCTTTTGAATTTAAAACTGGATTTGTAATGGGCTACGATCATTTAAAAGGTCGTAAGTTCGAATTCAATGATAAACTGAATATATTTTTCGGTAATGTAGGTTCTTGTAAATCTACTGCACTAAAAACAATGGCAGGATATTGTGGAATTCGTACAGGTGGTTGGAGTTCTATATCAGAACCATCTACTCTTGCATATGATAACCTTAAGCACTTTCCATATTGCTATCGTAATATAACACCTTCTAACATTGATGCACTTGTTGATTGGGACGGTTCTCCGACGTTTTATAACGATTCTGAGGCACTTTCAAAGACAGATAATACTTGGTTCTTCTCTAACTCTAAACAAAGCGCAGATGGCATTACAACAGAAGCAGAGCAGATGGAAATTCTTGCAAGCAAACCTTCTTCTGGTCAATATCGAATTCATAAGATTAATAAAATTATGAAAGTGATTCAAACTCCGCCAAGTTTATTAGTTGTTCCGCCTTATATTAATAATAAAGATCTTGCACAGATTGAAGTCGATTATATAAAGTCACTGCCTCGTAACGGTAAGATTACTCTTCTTCTTGACGAGCCAGAAAAAGCACTTTCTATTCCAAAGCAAATTGAATTGTTTGATGTTATGACAAAGTTATCTGAACATTTTCAAATAATTATGGCAACACACTCTCCTTTTATTCTCGAATATAAAAAAGCAAATCTTATAGATATTAGTCCTGGTTACATTAAGGAATGTAAAAGTCTTATAAAAAATATCGGCAAAGGTAAATAATTTATTATGCCTGAGAAATATGATCGTTGTTTATCTAAAGTAAAAGCCAATAGTGGTAAAAAGGTTAATCCTTATGCAGTTTGTTCTGCTTCCACTGGAATTAAAAAGAAAAAAGGCGGAGGTTGGACAAAAGGTAAGAAATAATTAACAAACCTTTTTCGATAAATTACAAAATAAATCTTTTAAAGAGTTTTCGTCAAGAAAACTCTTTAATTTTTTAGGGTCAACAGGACTCTTAATAGATAGTAACAATACTTCGTCCATTACGCTACCTTCTAATTCATTTAAAAAAGCGGTATTTGGTAAATCTATTTTCTTTTTTAAGAAGAATATTTTATTTGTAACTTTTTTAAGTTTAGTGCAAATTTTATTAAGAAAATTAATTAGCTTCTCTTTTTCATAATAATTGAAAAGTTCATGATTTTCTGAAAATGTATTATCATGAAAAAATAAAAGATCATTATTGTTGCTGATTTTATCACCAAAACGTTTTACAAAATAAAAGAAAATAATTTTCTTAACATTACGATCTAGTTTAGAAAGTAATTTATATTCAAATAAAACGTCTATTATTTCCTTTTCAATAGAGTATAAGAAACGGTCGATATTCTCAAAGGTGTATATCATAAGGTATTATACCCTTAATATCACTTACATTCAAGTTCGTTTTCGAATTCTTCTAGTGACATTATTTCTAACATTTTATTTTTCCATTTTTCATCATGACCAGGAATGTCAGTCCATACAATTTTAGTTCTAGAAAATGATAAATCATTATATAATTTTTCTATTAAAGAATCTTTTGGTTTTTTTGTTCCGCTGATAATTATTTTGTTTGTATTTCTCGACCGAACTATTACATTAGTGTGTTTTAATATCTCATCAGATATAGTATCTGTAAAATAATCAATATTATCAACTATTATATTATCTACGTTTCTACCTCTTATATAATTTAGATTTTCAGCAGCTATAAAAATGTTACTACCATTTGAGAATTTTATTATATTCTCTGTTAATTCTACTAATTGTGGTTTTATATTATTAAATGGTATCGAATTATACATTTTTAAAAGACATTCCATAAAATGATCTACACAAGCTTCATTCATTGTTAATATAACATTACTATGGTCTTTTTTAAACAAGGCATTATGTAAAGAAAATAATAAGTGTAGTGTTGATAATCCACTCTGACGACCTGCTAATGTAACATTTCTTTTATTTTCAACCCAAGATTTTAAAATTTCTTTTTGTTTTTCATAAAGAGTTATTTTATCAAACCCGTTAAGGTTATCAACTTTAACATAATTTTCTATAAAATATATTAAGTCATTTTCACATTTTTTATATTCTACAAAATCACTTTCAGATATTTTCGGCTCATCTGATTTTACCCTATATTTCTCAACTAAATCTTTTGGTGGGCCGTTTAAACGAATATTAATAATACCGTTATAGTAATCTTCGCGTAGAATAGCATTTTCTTTTAACTGCCACATTAATTCAAGATATGCACTTTCCCACTTACATGTTGTAAGTTCTAAAATTTCTCTTTTGAAATTCTCTTTACCGTATTTCTGGAGGTCTTCTTTTAGTTCATTTGAAGAACCATAATATTTCTTCCAATCACTTTCTTTTGTTACGCGACGAGAACGTTTTTGACCTTTTAGTGGTGGTCTTTTCTGGTTGCTCCAAAATTGTTTTTTACCGATATATTTTTTGCCATTAGATAAAGAAGTAATGCGATAAACAAAGCCAAACCATTGACTAATATCTTCTGGTATATTTTCCCAAGAGTTTTCATTCATGTTTTTATTTAGCGTGACTTTTTACGTTTTCTACGCTTTTTAGTTTTAACTTTTCCCCTACGAGAATACATTCCCATTACAAAAGGGGTTCGTGGATCATCAGTAGGATATGGACCATCAGCACCTAATACGCCTGCATCAGTCATTTCTTCTTTAAGAATATTTGGTGGGCGATATATGTATCCATCTGATGTATGAACGAAACCAAATTTTGAATACATATAAATTAAACGGTTTTGATCTTTTTTAAATTCTTCTTTTTTCTCTTCAGGGGTTGCGTTTCTTTGGCTCATTCTCTCATTGGTATTATATGGATATGCTTGACCAAAAATATATAGATTTTTACGATCTGCAATTTTTAATAATTTTTTAAATTGCTGAAAATCTTTTAAATCCCAATCATGTAAAAATATACCTTTTTTTAAATCATCTTCTGAAATATCTGGATAGTATTCCCATTCAGCAGGCAACAGCCCTTTTCGTTGTATGGTAATCTCTTCAAGAAAAATTTTTACTAATTTATCAAAATTTATAGTCATTTTATAATATTTACTTGAAATGACTATATGTGTATAGTATTTTAAAAATATGTCACAAAAAGAACCAATGGATTTACTAGAAACCTACTCTAAAGAGATAGAGATGGATACTTCTATTGATGTTACAAACATTATGGAAAAGCAACTTTCATGTCCTAATGTTAAGCATAAATGGTTATTTCGATTAATGAAAGCTAAAAAAGAGCTTATTGATTTAATAGAACTAAAGGATAATTTCGTTAATAATGTAATGAATAAAGATAATCCTTTGAAATTAAGCAAAGCTGTTATTTCTAATAAGCTTGAAACTCAAGGTGATTATAAAGGTCTTCAAAAGCGTATAAGGGAACAAGAAATTCTTGTAGAGTATCTTGACAGTTCAGTGAATAAAATTTTTAGTCAAATGGGATTTGATTTTAAAAATCTTGTTGAGTTAATGAAAATGGAACAGTTATAATATGGTTTATTCTTCCCCTTCTCTTAAACCTTATATTAGATCAACAAGTAATATCTGTTTATCAGGAATAATGTCAACAGATCAACTAACACTTAGTTATGATCCTTCAATTATGTTCTTGAAATCTACATCAGATAACTGCTGCACATCATATTCATTATCAGCGGTTTATGACACAAATCCAAAAAATAAAATTGAATATGTTGCGTATGAAGATTTGAAATATAATAATGTTGCAAAAAAGAACTTAAAACTTGTTTTATCTAAAAGAAAAGTAAAAAATATAGAAGAGTGTTTTTCTATATTAGATTCGTTAGCACCTTCTAGCACAGAAGGTTTTGTTAAAAAAATTATAAACAAAAATAATAAAATTTCTGTTTTAAAAATGTTGAGAAAAATAAAAATTTCTGATCCTATTGTTATGGAACAGTGATTGAAAAAATAATAGTAAGCTTTGATAAAAAAAGCGGATACTTAAAATGTTCTCCTAATGTTTTTAAATTAGTAAGAGAGAAATTTTCTGTTAAAAATCCTTCTTATCAATCTAGGAAATTTGTTCCTAGATTGTATGCTATTACACCCGCAGGTGCATTTCAAGTAGGATTATGGAACGAGATTGAAAACTATCTACGTTCTCTTAATCTTCAATTAAAAATAGAGCTTACAGAAGAGTTTAAAAATCAGTTTAAACCAAAAACAGGAATCAGTCAAATTTCTAAAATTAGTAATTTTGATTACTATGACTATCAAGAAGATTCCTTAAAGGAATTTATAGATAGTGGAAGAGGCATTTCTCTTGTTGCAACAGGAGGTGGTAAAGCACTTATTGCAGGAGGCTTATGTAAAACTTTCTTAGATCACTATCCACATTATAAAATTCTTATAGTTGTTCCTAACGTTTCTTTGTTAAATCAGCTTTACTATTCATTCTTAAATGAGTTTGGAATAAGTTGTATAACTCGCTGGGGTGATAATAATCTTCCTGACTTTTCAAAAAATATAATAATTGCAAACTCTCAAATATTAACAAGTGATGAGAAATATACTCTTTCAGTTGTTAAGGATTTTAATGTCTTGATTGTTGATGAAGTTCATACAATTAACGAAAAGAAAAACAAGATTAGTAAAATTATTCATAATATAAACACTCCTTTTCGTTACGGTTTAACAGGAACTTTGCCAGACTCTTTACTAGCATCTTGGAACGTTATTGGTAAGATTGGTCCTATTCTCTATGAAAAGAATTCTTATGAACTACGTAAGCAGCAAACTATTACAGATGTTGAAGTAAAAGTTATACTTTGTCAACATGTTAGAACTCCTGTTTTTCAAAGAGGTCCAAATCCTACAGACAAATATAATGCAGAGTTTGATTACATTATTAATTATTCTCCAAGAAACGAAGTTATCAAAAAGATCGCTAACAAACTAACAGGAAATGTTCTTATAGTTGTTGACCGCTTAGATTATATTTCTGAATTGAGTAAGATTTTTTCTGGTGGAGAAAAGAAAGTCTTCTTTATTACAGGCGATACGCCAACAGATGAGCGAACAGAAATACAAAATACAATGGATCGCGAAAGTGGAATAATTTGTATTGCAATGAGTAAATGCTTTTCTACAGGTATTTCTATTAAGAATTTACATTATGCAATTTTTGCATACATGGGAAAAGGCGGTGTTAAAACAGTTCAGACTATTGGACGAACTGTTCGTAAACACGAAAGCAAAAGCAAAGCTGTGATTTTTGACATAGCTGATAATTTAGAATATTCGCTTTCTCATTTAAGAGAAAGAATAAAGATATATAAAAATCAAAAAATAGATTATTCTATTTCAAAACTTAAAATTTAATATGTGGGATACTAACATTGATACAGAAACACCAGTTGAAGAAGAATACGATAATTTCGATATTTTTGATGACAAGCCTCGTAAAAGAACACGCAAAACAAAAGCTGAAAAAGAAACTGAAGAGTATGTTTCAAAAGACGAGATGTGGAATGAACTATATAATTACTATCTTTCTCTTGGTGAAGACTATGATTGGGAAAATCAGAAATTATTAAAGAAAGACATTTTTCCAAAAATATCAAATCGCTTAACAATTATTGTTAGTGATATTGCAACAAAAATGGGATACCGTGGTAACTTTTGTTCTTACTCATGGATTGATGAAATGATTGGAGATGCAACATTAAAAATGGTTAAAGCTGTTCGCGACTGCTCTTTTAAGTGTTATACTATTGCAGAAATTATTTCAAAATCAACAGACGATGGAGTTATATTTATAAGCTTTCTTGATAAAAAAGGAGAAGCTCAGAAAAAGCAACAAGAAGAGACTGACACTTTTTTTGAAGAAAATGGTAAGCAGTATATTAAGTTTAAAGCAAATCCTTTTGGCTACTTTTCACGAATAACAAGTCATTCTTATCTTAATCGAATTAAAAAAGAAAAGCTTCTTGAAGAAACAAAAAGAAATTTTCAAAGCGAAACATGGGAAAGACTTTATTCTGATGAAAACTTCCGTAATGTGCGTCGTCCGAAATATATTGAAAATGACGAAAACGATGTTATATTTGAAGAATGAGAAAACAGATAGCAGATAGTTTATATAAATTATATGACGGAGATTTTAGTCATTTTCCTAAATGGCTAAAACTTATTCTTAATAAGACATTAAACGATTATAGATTTTTTTTATCATTTGATAAATTTAGTTTTCCTAATATTGGAAAATACGAATACTCAAATTTAATAAAATTAGGTGATGAATGGTTTGTTTATAAAACATGGATTCCTTATCTTTGGCCTAAAGTATCAATAGAAGAAATTTGTAATGTTCAACCAATGAGCGGTCCAGTAGAATTGGAATTTACAATAAATTACACTTATGAAAAATATGAAAAATAAACAAATTTTAGTTGTAGGTGATCTTCACCTTGGAGTTAATAAAAACAATCCCTTGTTTTTTAAAACAGCACTACGCTATGCAGATTGGTTAGTTGCAATTTGTCAAAAGAAAAACATAGATACTATTGTTCAGCTTGGTGATATTTTTCATAACAGGGATATGCTTCATCTTCCTGTTATAAATTGTGCAAGTGAATTTTTTAATAAACTAAAAGATTATAAATTACATATTGTAACAGGAAATCACGATTCCATGCTTAATAATAACAGTGAGATAAATTCATTAAAACTGTTAAACGAGTGGCCGAATATTACTATTCATGAAAAAGTATCAACAATAGATGACGTATGCTTTTGTGGATGGGGAACAAAACTAGAAGATATTCCAAATTGTAAAATAATTTTTGGACACTTTGATATTAAAGGTTTTGAAATGAGCGCATTTAAAATTAGTGAACATGGTTTCTCGGCTTCTGATCTTATGAACAAGTGTGAGCTTCTTATGAGTGGACACTATCATAAACCTCAAGTTCGTTTTTACAACAAGAAACCTCTTGTTTATACAGGCAGTGCATATCAGCTTAATTGGGGTGAAAGTGGAGAAGATAAGTTTGCATACATTTTGAATACTGAAACATTAGAATATCGTCCTGTTCAAAATAAAATCTCTCCAAGATTCGAATATATTAGAAGTGAAAAGGATTTAGAAAAAGTAAAGAATAATTTTGTTTCTATAGAAGTTGAAAATGTTGAAGAGATTGTAGGAGTAGTTGCAAAACATAAAGCTCTTGGCGCAATAGATATTAAAACTTCACATAAACCTATTCAGTATAAAAGAGAAATTGTTTTAGAAAATGGTGTTGTAGAAGTTTACGATGGTTCGTCTTCTGTTACAGAATGCATAGATGAATATGTAACTTTGTTAGAAAATATAACAGACGAAGAAAAGAAAATTGTTGCAAAACGTCTCAACGAGCTTTATAGTCGTTGTGTATGAATATTGAAAAACCTAGACGATGGTTCCCAATCAATTTTGAAAAGATTAGAGGAATTCCTATTAACTCTCATCCTGGCGCATTTGGTTGCGCTCGTAAATATAATTTTCATGAAGGTGTTGATCTTTATGGTGAAAAAGGAGATTATGTATATGCGATTCGTGATGGTATTGTAATTTCTAATATGAGGTTTACAGGACCAAGTATAGGTCATCCTTGGTGGTTAGAAACAGATGCTCTTCTTATTAAAGATGATGAAGGATATTATGTTTACGGAGAATTACAATCATCTTTAAAAGCAGGAGACATTGTTGGTTCAGGAGATAAAATTGGAGAACTAACTCCTGTTCTTCCTTCACATAAAAAACGTGATGACATTCCTGAACATTCTGTTACAATGCTTCATCTTGAGCGTTGGAACCTACAATATAATGTAGAGGATGGGTGGAGTTCATGGAATACCCGTGAATCACGACCAATTTATCTTGAAGACCCCACATTAGAATTAATAGAAATTCTAAAAAATAAAAAAAGACCAATAAGATTTTTAACAAAATGACAGAAAATCAATTAACAAATCGTGAAGTATCCTGCCTCTCTTGGAATACTATGTATCCAGAACGTCGTTCTTACAAAGACCTTGAAGAAAGTACAAAGGTTGAATGGG